GGACGGTAAGCATAATTTGCGTTATATCGGAACAACAGATAAACAACATAGATTATTTCAAAATCGTAAAACAGAATTGCAACCATCATTAACTTATGAAGTCTTTGGACCACATTTGACTGAACCGTCTTTATTACACCGTGATGATCCTAGAATAGAAGAGGTTGAAAGAAGAGAAAATTTCTACAAGGATATTTTTAGAGGCTTTCAATCTGTATCGAAATTCGATCCAATGGATTTAAGAGAGGCAATTCAATCAATTATGGAAGAGCAAAGAAAAAGAGCAAAGAATTCTATTATTAAACCTAGAATCTTAACAGACGAAGAAGTTTTGAATGGAGTAAAAGGTCTTGAAGGCAGTGGTCGAATTGAAATGACTACATCAGCCGGATGGCCTTATACCTGTGAAGGACTTAAGAGAAAAGATTTAATAGTAGAAGTTGATGAAAAATTAATGATGGGTAGAAGACTTAGAGGTGAATATACACAAGCTTTAGAAGCAATTAGAAATGGACAAGTTCCTTTTCTTCCTTATTCAACAACAATAAAGGATGAGAGACTTAAATTAAAGAAGATTTATGAGAAAACTAAATCAAGAATCTTTGGTAATGCCAATATTGTACATTTATTAGTTATGAGAAAATATTTTCATATGTATATGATGTTCACTTACATGCAAGAACAATATTATGCACCAGCTAAATTAGATAGAATCTCATTAGATTGGCATTTCTTAATTACTCAACTTAAAGAAGTTGGAGATTACGGATTTGATGGTGATTATTCATCATACGACAAAGTCATGTGTAGAGCATTACTTTCTGGTGGATCTGAAATTTGTTTAGATTTTATAACACAAATTACAAATCCAAGAGAAAGGGTTGTTTTACATGAAATGATGTGTGCCCCAACTTATATTTTTGGAGAAAGAGCATATACAGCTGATGGAACAATTCCATCAGGATGGTTATTAACATGGTTAGTAAATTGTCATATAAATGAGATTTTACATAGATATGCTTATTTAAAGATTATGAGAAATGCGCATCCTAATTTAGGCACTATTAAAGCGTATAATAAATATACAAGAGGACGCAGAGGAGGTGATGATGATATTAATGTAGTTTCAGACTTCATCAGAGATTTTTATAATGGTAAAACATTTGGAGAATTAATGGGAAAACATGGAATAACATATACAAGCGTTGATAAAACAGATGAAATCATCCCTTATAAACATATTACACAATTATCATTTCTTAAAAATACAACTAAATACAATAAGGGTTTTTATTTACCCATGTGTGAATTTGATAGTTTAACAGAGATGTGTAATTGGATCCGATTGAATAAAAATAATCGAGATGCAGTTAAAGCGACAAGTGATAATTGTAATTGTGCATTAAGATCAGTTTTCTTTTACGGACAACAAATTTTTAATGAATTTAGAGATAAATTATTGGCAAGAGCTCCACAGCTCTCCCTCAATTCATATAATGAATTAAAGTCGATTTGGGAACATTATAAATATTTTCCGGG